ATCCCTCTTTCAGCAGGGGTTAACATTCCTTTTTTATCTACAGCAGGTACTACTTCATCATAAATCTTGATCTCATCTTCTGTGAATTGTCTTATATTACGAAAGTTTGGAAACATTTGATTAAGCTGTTTTCTTCTTTCTTCACAGCCACAGTCATCTCCTAACACCGCCTTAGCTACTTTATCTATTCCTGTAGCCTTTGTAATCTTTGCTATGGTATCACCAAGTCCTTTGTTTTTCTCTTTCATTTTCTAAATATTTTATGTGCTTAATAAGATGTTTAATATAGTATTTATCTTTTTCTAATAAGTTCATTCTAACATTTTCAAAATACTCTATAGCATTATAAGTTTCTATACAATTTTCTATTATTTCAAGTTTTTTCTTGTTCATTTTTTAAATAGTTTTTTACAATTCTTACTGATTTCCCTAAAGTATTTCTATTAATCTTTGTAGCCATCTGCATAGTAGTTAAACTAAATCCATTCAGATAATATATTTTAAATATTTGCACATCAAACCAATTTAGGTTTTTACATTTATCATCTATCCATTTAAGCCTTTTCTCCATTGTCTTTAATTCTTCCCAACTACTTGACTCATTTACAACCCCTTTATTAAATATATAATTTTCTTTATACTGTTTCCTTAGCTTATAATGTCTTTTGTATTTAGTGTAAAAAGGAGAGGTTGAAGAATGGTACTGATTAATCATAATTCTTACGATATAATACAGTAACTCTTCCCTCTTTATTAAACCATAAATCAACCCCTCTTTTTTACTATACAGCTCTAACAATACTTCGTGCAACAAATCTTCATAGTCAGGATATTTGTTAGAGGTTAGCTTTCTACTAATCTCTGTTAGTTTGGTATACTTTTTGCTTATATATATATTTAACTTTAACACAGTTTAGGTACACCAAGCTCTAATAATTGTTCATACTCCCACAATCCAAGTCTACTCCCCTCTATTTCTACATTCGTATCATACTTAGAGCATAACTCTTTTACTTTTTTATATATATACTTATCATAATCTACTCCCTCAAAATCTGTTTCTAAATCTCTAAGTATAAATGTTTCTCCTTTTTTACCATCATCAACAAAGAACACAAAACAATGTGTAAATATTTTATGGCTAGGAGTTCTAATATTTTTATAAAATCTAAATGGTCTCATTTTTATATGCGTTTATTATTTCTATAAATTGTTCTAATGATCTACAAACTATCGCTTTGTAGTTTCTTGCATTTAATTTAGCTATCCATTCTTTCTGCTCTTTTGTGGGTTTATTATATCCTACTTTAAGCTCTATCATTAATCCATTGTATTTATCATTGTTAGATGGCTCAAAAATAAGAATGTCAGGTATTCCTTTTGAATAATGTTTAGATAACATTCTTTTTTGTTTCCAATTAGACTTACCTAAAAACACTCCCCCAAGCGTACAAGTAAATAACATTCCTGTATATTCTAAGTATGTAACTATACTATTTTGTAATTCTACTTCTTTCATTTTCTTTGGTCAATAATTATTGTTAATTGAACTAATAATAAATAAATGTGAAACTCAAAATATGGGCGAACTTTATCAGGCTCAAAATGTCTTACGCCTATCATCAGTCCGTTCCATATTAAGGTTATTATTACATTCATCTTTTAATCCACTTTATTTTACCATCATAGCTATTTACTTTCTTTTCATATCCTAAGCTCTCTAAATGTTTATAATAGCTTCTAAGGGCTGTATGGTCTTGCTCTAACCTTTTAGCAAAGTGAACATCATAATAATCAGGATATTTAGGCTCTGATGATTTATTACCTTTATCAAACTTTGCATTGCTCCTTACCCACCTTTTGTATCGTAAAGATGTGTTCCAAGTTTTTTGTAATTCCCATCTCATTTTTCCATTACTATTTTCTTCTGTCCAATAGTCTAAGAAATCCTCTATAAAATCTCTAGGCTGTAATTCTTTAATATCATTTAAAAATTTATCCTTTGGGGATATACTATTATTATTCTTTATTATTATTTCTTTATTCTTATTAATAGTTCGTAAGTTTTTTAAAGTCTTGTTATTAAAATTTTCACATTCTAGTATTGAAGTTTTTTTAATACTAGAGTTTAAGTTTTTTAATATCTGAGATTCATCTATTTGGAAATATAGTTTAGCTGGTACACCCTTTCTTTTTACCTTTATAATACCCCATTTTGTAAGCGTATTAATCGCTTGTTTTATCTGATAATAAGAAAGAGTGGTAACACAGCTTATGTTTTCTGTAGTACAAAAGAACATTCCATTAACTAATTGTCCTTGTTCTTTAAAGTAATTCTGTTGCTGATATAAGTGAGAGAGAACAACATTAGCATCTATTCCAAAGGCAACTAAAAGAGATTTATTTAAGATAAGAAACGGAGTAGATGCTAATATTGATTTTTTCATTGTGTTAAATATATAATATATTTTATATAATTATTAAGCATATTATATATTAGTTATTAACATAGTATTGTTAAAAAGGAACTTCAACAGGTTTCTTTTTGTTTAAAACCCATTCTTCAAACTCCTCTGCTGTACCAATAACTTGTGCTGTTGTGCAACTTGATCCTGAATGAAAGTCTACCGCTGCTTTTAACATACTCTGTCTAATGATATACTTTTGTCTATCATCATTATTAGTATAGTTAGTAGTAAAACCTCCACCATCAGGAATAATTTTTATAGAGCCTTTTTCATTCTTAGAGTAGTTGTATTCTTTACCTACTTCTAATCTATGATTATCACTCTTTTTAAAGATAGTTCCCATAGTACCATCTTCAAACTCTAGGTCAAACTTATAAAAGTCTTTCCAAGTTCCATTAGCTTGAATGTTAGTCAATTTTGATTTTGTCATTTTATTTAGTATTTAATTAATAATTCGTTAATATCCACATTTAGTATATTACATAATTCTAACAATTCCGAAACTTTAAAAGTTCCAGGATTCTCAATTTTATTTAATATACTTGGATAGGACAGTTCCATTCTATCAGCAAGTTCTACCTTTCTGATTTTATTTCTAATCATTAGCCTATAGATAGATTCTCTTATATCTTGACTTGTACTTAATACTTTATATTTCATTGTCTTTCTTATTTATTAATATTGTAATCATATCGTAATACTTATTATACATTTTATTAAATGTAACTTTTACAGCAGGTCGCATAACATATCCTGTAAATTGATCGTAATTATTTTTATATAGAGTTTCGTGTTCATCTCCATATATTCTTTTACATTCTTCTAAAGCTAAATGTTCAGCTAATTCTTTTAAATTTATATTTACCATAATATTCTTTTTATAAATATATATATTATTTTATAAAACTGTTTATTTTTTAACAATTAAAGTTAGCATAATCTACAGCATCTTGTATTAAATAATATCTTTTAAACCTTTTCTTTTGTCCATACAAATTAACCCTCTTTTCCCATTTATCAAGTATGGTATAACCATCTTCTTTAAGGTTTCTAACAACGCCCTGTAGATCAATTATAAATAACTTAGTAACACACTCTAAAGAAGTAATACTCTCATTCTCCTTTAGGTATTTTAATAATGTTTCTTTTTGTGTCATTTTATAATTTTCTAGTTAATAATTCATTTATTTGTGCCTCATAGTAATAAAGTTCTTCTTCTGCATATTGACTTGCTAATAAACTTGCTAATAGTTCAGAATTTAAATCACAAGTTTTATATCCAAGATCGTTTGCTATATTAAGGCTTTCGGTTAAAGATGGATCGTTTTCCTGTAAATATTTTGTTGCTTTATGATAATATATTATATCAATATCAAAAGCACCATCTTGTCTAAGTATATCTGCTAAATCATCAAAATCTTCCATATCATCTAAATCATCTTCTGTTAAGTGATCCATAATATTAAACTCTAAGTCTGCTGATATTCTGTCAAAATATTCTATAATGTCTTGTTTATTTCTCATTTTTATTTTCATTTAATTTATTAATATAATCGTTTAATTTTTCTTTCATATAAGGTATATCTAATGTTTGTAATAATTGATAGGTACAAACTTCTATTACTATTTCATTACCACTAGCATCAATACCACCTATATATGTTATTTGCCCATCACAGCTAAATGTATGTAGTTCTGCTGTTTCTATATACTTTACTCCCATTACTCTTTAGATTTTAAATAATCCTCGTATTCTCGCATAACTTCTTCGTGATCTATGTCCTCTCCATAAGCTCCTTGTATAATATCTTCCATAAAAGATGATCCTATTATTTTGATTTCGTTATGTGGCTTTAAACTTACCACAGCTAACATATCATCAAGTTGTTTTTTAGTACCTGTAAATACAGAGCTTTGGTATCTACTACTTGGTAAATCTGTAAAGTTCTCTCCTGTAATATGATGTCTTGCAACCTCTAAGAAAGTTCCATTATAATCAATATAATCTATTCTCCACTTAGCTCTTATAGTATCGTAAAACTCAGGGTTACTTAGTTCTTCTGAACGTGCTGACTTTCTTCTGTATTCTTCCATATACCTATCAAACTCACTTATACTATCTCTTTCCTTTTGTAAGTCTTTTAATTTATTTATAGAATCATTTAACATTTTATTTATATTTTTCATCTCAATTAGTTTAAATTATTACAATACTTCGTGTATTGCTTTACACAAATATATAAAACTTTCTTTATAATTTAATAAAATATTTAATAAAGTTTATTAACAAGAAATTGTTAATATCATAATTCCATAGGACAAATAACAGGTAGCCTACCTGAATCTAAAATGACAGCACAACCTAATACAGGTTTAGCGGTATGGAACTTAGCGTAAGAATATGCGAATGATTTATAGTCTATACCACAAGGAACTTGAACGCCATATTTTAAATCATTGAGGGAAGCTGTGTATATTGCAAAAGCCTCAGTATGTATATGCCCCTGTACCATAGACATCCCCCAATTTTGAACACGCCTCATAATAGCCTTTCCACTACAACCTGTTCCGTGTACATATAATACATTATCGTGTACAAACTTTTCCTCAAAATTCCAACCAGGACAACCTAAAACATCATTAAAATCTCTTATCCATCTTTTATCTATACCCCCCTCCTCACATTTCCTATGTACAATTAAATCGTGATTCCCTATAGTGACATCTACATTTTTAAATGCCCTATTCCAATCTTTCATTTGTTCTATACACATATCTAACTCATACTTAGCTCCGTGTGTTTCAGTATTTGTAGAATGAAAGCTACCAAAATGGGAATCTATAATATCTCCTGTTGCCGAAAAAGCGGTACAATTATACAGCTCTGCTATACGCTGACAGTGTTCTAAATATTTTGGATGTGTATAGGGTAGATGGATGTCTCCAATTACCAACCGATTTACTTTAGGCTTTCTTATATCCTTTAATATAGTAATTTCGTTAGGTTTTAATCTGTACCTATTGTTTCTCAAATTTTATTTTTTAAGTTTCTCAACCGATCTTCCACCGAAGTATGCCCCAATAACAGTAATCAGGGTAGTGGTTAATAGGCTTACAAATTCTGGTTTAACATTGAAGTCAATACTACCACTATCTATGAATACAAGTAGCATTGTACATACTATTAAAAATATTAACACTATTGGCCGTACATTTTTCGACAAGGTCGAGTCCGAATTCATATCTGCTTTCCACCTTTCACTAACATTCTTCTCTACCTCTACCTGATGATTTACCATTAATTCTTTAATCTTTCTTTTAGCCTCTAATTTTTCCTCTTTAGATGTGCTTAGATTGTCTAATACACCCCCTACAGATTCTACTAGCTTATCTGCTCCACCCCCAAAAATTGTTTGTAGTATTTTCATAATCCTCTTTCTATTGTATGGTATTTATATTTTGTTCTTCCGTTTTCTTTATACGCTTCAAGTAAACTCTTTCTATTGTGTTCGTGGTTATAGCTAATATGAATCCAACTAAACTCAAACTCATTTATCATTTGGTCGAAAGGCAAACCTAACTCTATAACCTTATCCCAAATAGCCTTATTATCCATTACTCCATCTACTCTAAATTGTAAATCCGCTGCCTGTCCTTTACAATGTTGGCTTCGTTTAGAGCCTTTTATGAGCTTATTTAGGCTTTCTGAACGATAACCACTTGTGATTCTAATTGGTTTATTTAAACCCTCTCTAAGTGGCTGTAGAACAAACTTAACTAATAGTTGTATATTTCGTATGTGTTCAGCGTTTGGGGAATTGTCTATATCATTTCTAATTGCTGTTACACTTTTAGTAAATTCTTGTAGTGTAAAGTTCTTTGATAAAATCATTATCTAAATTTAGAGATTATAATGCTGTCTATTACAGCTTGAATTTCTTGTTTATCAACATCTATTTTGAACATAAGATTACCTTTAAAACGTTTTATTTCTTCGGTCTTGTTGAAAACTATTATCGTGGGTAATACTTTAATCTTGTAAGATTCTGCTAAGTCAGGATTGTCCTCTATACATACTCTGTACTTCCTACAGTCTTTAAGGCTGCTTAAGAAATAGCATTTGTTACTGTCGTTCCAATCAGCCCAAAACTCAACTACTATAGGCTCTGTGGACATTTGAGCCTCCTTGAGTTCAGCTTTGTCAATAAGCGATTGGCTAAAACATTGATAAGGTACTACCCACAATAATATGTAAAAAAGGTATCTCATTTAAGCTCATATACTCTCTCCTCTATCTTCTCAACCTGCGTTTCTATTTTATCTAATTTCTCTGCATTTCCCATCACAGTAGTCGATATTAGCTCCAATTTCAAGTCTAATTCCTGTCTTGTTATTTCAGGATCAGGGATTTCTACTTTAGGTAGTTCCTTTGCTGCTTCTATTTCCATACTGAGTGAGTAATACATACCAATAAAACTTGATGCTAAAACCACAATTCCAACAATAGATTTTATGGAGAGTAAAAACTTGCTATCCTCTGAGATCTCTTTCGCCATAGTTTAACACTTTTTACAGTTATTGTCAGCAATACCTTGTCCAATAATTAGTGCTACTGTAGTGATTACTAAAGTATTCATTTTAGTATCGCTAATTCCAAAACTGTCAGAAAATAATATTAACATAACAGTTACAAAACCATACCAAAATTTTCTTGATTTAATAAATTTTAAGATTAATTCTTTCATTTTTTATTTTATTTTAAAGTTAATTTTTCCATTCTCTATATATACATTTTCTCTTTTGTATATCTCCTTTCCATTTAAATTATATATTTTATTTTCGTTTTTCGTTTTTTGCAGTAGCTCTAAAATACCTGTATTTCCACAAGGTAATCCTGTAGCACAATCAATATATTCAGTAATATATAAAGTGTCTATAATAGGGATTTCTATATATACAGTATCGCAAGGCACATAGTCATATACAGCACAATCTTCTAAAGTTGTAGGTACTGCATCTGCCTCATCTGATCCATCTACACAGTCTAACCAACCATCGTTAAGATAATAGAGATTATTATAGCCATTAGGTACACAACCATTAGGAGAATACTGTGTCCAATTAGCTTCATCATTACCACAATAGAATCCGTTTTGCTCAACGCATAATTCACAATTCGTTTGACTAAATCCATAACTACATATAAATACAAATAACAAAAATAATTTTCTCATACTAAAATATTAAATAATTAAACCCAAATTTAAACTCCTGTATAGGCTTTTCCCAATACTCTAAATAAGTTCCCTCTACAAATACACCTAAATTCTTTGTAATTCTCCAACCTGCTACCAATCCAAAATCAACATCAGTAGAAACGCCCTCATAATCGTAAGAATAATCATCTAATCCATAATGAAAAGGCATTACATTTAACCATCCGTGAATCCAATATTTATCACTATAGTAATAGTAAGCCGTTCCAATAACCACAGAAAGCTCTGTAGCGCTTCCTAATGAGCTTAATTGCTCTCGGTTATACTGAGCTATAGCAGAGCCAAAATAGTGCTTAAAAAACTCATCATTTGAAGTTGCTATTAATTCTCCATCATTAAACCAATGATGACTACCCATTACAAATTGAGTTGAATATCCAAAATCTTCTGCTAATTCTTGAAAGGCACTCTCTCCACTTTGCCAAAAATCTTCTATTGGCATATTGTTTAAGTAGACAGGATGATTTCTTCCAACAGCTCCAATAGTAAAATCAAAAGCTCCTTTATTCACTCTAAACCTTGTGTCAAAAGATATGTATTCTAAATCTCTACTCTCATCATTTTTTGCCTGTATTTTAGTAACAAAACTATTACCTAAGTATCTGAGCCAAAAATCTCTATTAGTGTATGTTTCACTACGATTACGAATAAAAGAATAATTAAACAAATACTCCCAACCATTATTATTACCAATGGTAGTATTATCTCCAACGCTTTTTTCATTACCATAATACCAAGTTGTGAGCTTCTGCTCATAATTGAATCTTGCAATTTTCCTGATTCCGATTGTAAAGTTGTAGTCATAAGGATTGATTTGAGTTGTTTCTTCATAACCTTTATTAACAGCTATATAATCTTGATCCTCTACCATACTTGTATTAATACTTCCTGAAGAATAAAAAGTAGCATACTTAAAAAACTGAGCATTACAAGTTCCTAATCCTAATACAAAAACTATTAATAAAAAGTATATATGTGTTTGATTTATTTTCATATTATAAAACTTTTGTATAAGCATAGGTTACATAAACATCAGCACTAAAGCCACCATTAAAAGCTGCTGATGAATATATTTGAAAAGGTTTATTTAATAAAGATACTTTACAACTACCTGAAGCTGCAGGCTCAGGAGAAAAACAAAATGAAGCGTCAGTAGTAACGCCATTCATAAAACGCCTATAACTATACCAATAATTAGTAGCCTCAGAGCTATCATAACTAAATACTAAATTTGCTGCTGCTGAATCTGTAGCTGAAGCATAAGTAGTTAAAATTGTAACTTGATATACAGTAATCATATATCCACTTAAAGCCCCTACTAAGGTTTTAGGCGTAGAATCTAAAGCCTGAAATTCTGCATTACTAACAGAAATTTTATCTGTTTGCATTAAGTATTTAAAATCCATCTTCTTGCTCGTTCCCTGAGCTGACCCAGAGGTATCTGAGCTGTCCACAATCATTAAGATATCATTTGTTCCTGCCTGTTGCTCGTAAGCCTGTTTGTCTGTTAGTTTTTGGTTTGCCATAACTATCTAAATATTTTTTTAGTTTTTGTTCGTTATTTTTCCTTTGTTTTTCCTTTTGTTTTGTTAACATATCTTAGCAACATATTGTTATATCTGCTCCTTGTAAAAAGGATTTAGTTTTATTACTCATTGGAGCTACATCTAAATTTAGCCCTGCATAGTAATTTTGAGAAGTAGGATTAAGGTCTGCTCCTGTGTTTGTTTGATACTCAGGTAGACTACTTGTATTGTTTCTTATGTAGTCTATTAACCTTTCTCTATAGAACTCGCCTTGGTCAATGCTCGCTGAAATTAAAGGCTTTAAATCGGAATGAGAAACGCTAGAGCCTTGCTCACTTGACATAGTTACAATGGAATTATTTACCATTCTAAGTCTAAGGAATGGTAATACAGTAGCAAAAGCAAACTGCACTAAAGCAGGTTGTATATATGTTTGTAAAAGCGTTAAATATGCTCCTGATAAACTACTACCTTGTATATCAGATATTAATTTATCATTTAAATCAGTTCCAAGCACAGGTAATATGTACCTATCCTGAGCCATTAGTATATAAGGTAGCAATAAGTTGTCATCAACGCTACCACCCAACGCTGTGTCTTTCTTGATTCTATCTGTGCTTATAAATAATGTGTGTTGTATCATAATTTAATTTATTTTACTCCTGGATAATGTCCTTGATTAGGCATATTTACAGGAGCTATTTTACTATCTTCTAATCCTTTTGGTTTTCTAACATAGCTTTTAGGTATGCTACTTACTTTTTTATAATCATCATCTAAACTTTGACCATCTTTTAACTCAGTTCCTTTTTTAAGTCTATATAATACTTCATTCCATTTATGTCTGCAATAAACACCACCTTTAAACTTAAACAAATCATAAGACCTACCTTTATGTCCTAATTGTTTGTTTACACCATCTCTACTTGCTATATCTATATCCTCTATTCTATAAACAAAACCACCTCTACTTAATCTCATCATATTTTCACAAAATGGTCGTGATTTATTTCCTGTTTTTTTAGGCTTTCTTGATCCTACTGCATACTTAAATCGTACTCTATAATAAGACTTATCTAAATAACTAAATTTATCTTCATTACTTTTAATTTCATTTACTGCAAAATCTTCTCTTTTTTGTATAAATCTATCTGCCCATTCTTCATAGTCATCTCCTGTTCCTTGCTCTCTCTCATCTACTACTTCCCACTCATCTGTATTTATTTGCTCTCCCTCTAAGTTGTTTAATATAATATCAAATTGGTCATCAGAAAGCTCTGTTAATTCTTCTACATTTTCTATTTCTTTAACTTTTCTTTTAGCCCAATCAAAACCGCCTTCTCCTCCCCAAAGTAACCACGCTATTTTACCTGCACTTGGATAACCTTTATCTCCTTTTTTAAAACCCTCTCCATTTTTTATTGACTTTTCTTGTCTGCTAAAAAAAGAGTACATTCTTTTAATAGTTTCAATAGATAGATTTTTTCCATTCATTATATCTCTTGCTCTTGCTACACCAACTTCAGTACCACCTCTGCCAAATTCTTTTCGCAGTTCAAGACCTTTCTTAGCCTCTCTCATCATTTGTTTAGTTGGTTTTCTATCTATATCATCCAAAGACTTAAATTCTTTTTTTATAGGCTCTCCTGTATCTATTCCCTCTTTCTCTTGGTCATCTTCACTAACTTTAGCTACTGTTTCAATATCAATAAAATCAGCAGGTTTAAGCGATTTAAAGTATAAATCAAGGTTTATATCACAAATAGTAAAAATAGCCTGTAAGCCCTCTAAAAGTGTATTCTGAAAGGGTTTGATGACAGTATTTGAAAAAAGTGAAAATGAATCTCTAAGCTCATCAGCATTATTACCAAAGCCACTACCATCTCCCTTTACTCCAAATAATAAAGGACTTGTAACTCTATGTCCTGTAAGTACCTTTTGTGTAGTTTCTGTAGATAAGAATTGATAGCTATCAGAATTGTCATTAGCATTAATAGGAACTATCTCAGGGGCTGTGTCTTTTCCATCATTAAAAGTTATAAGAATCTTTCCTGCATTTCCTGATCCTCCAAACTTAGAATTTATCTGTCTTTCTATAGTTCTTCTTTCCTCTCTTGTAGGTACTCCATTAGCGAAGTTTACAGCCATACTAGGAAACATACCTGATTTTATATTAGATAAGTGAAATTGAGCAATCTCCATATCTAACTGAATGTAAGAAGTAGAGCCTTGATAGTCAGGTAGTGAATAATAATAACTACCAGGAGAATAATCTTTGATACACAATACTTGACTTGCACTTGTTCTGTCCTTTTCATCAAACGCTTTATATGTTCTTGGTTTGTGCTTTCTAGTATTTGTCCAATCTGCTGAATAATAATACTCATTTACATTACCATAACCATCAGTTTTTCCACTTCTTATATATTGTGCAGGTATATGATACATCTCTACAATCTTAGTTCTTGGCTTGTTCCATATCGTATTTACATAACACATACCAAACAATTTTAGATCAAAAGCTAAACATTTTAATAAATCTTTTTGCGAATGTCCTAGTAAAGATGTAAGCCTTAGCCATTGTTCTTTGTGTTCTTCACTATCTTGTTTATCAGTAGCATCTAATCCCTCTCCATAAATCATAGCTGAAACGCCTTTAATAATAGCATTGTTGATACTACTACCATTGTATAATTCAAGTAGATATTGAGGGTACATATTATCTGTACCGAATTGAATCCAATCTTTACTTGCTGTTTCAGTAACAGCAGGTAGATTAAACTCTGCTAAATGTATTACTGATATTTCTGTGTTATTTTTCTTTTTCATTAGTTGGTATAATTAGGAGTCCAAGTTTGTACACCATATTGAGCATCTCTATTATCTACTGAAGCTGAAGCAGGTTTACCTAAAGTAGTCATCTCAACCTCAGTCAAATCATTTGTTGTATAAGGGTTATAAGAAACAAAAGCAGGATTTAAATAACTTGCCCAACTAGATGAGTTTGTGACTATATCCCTATTCTCATCAGTACAAAGTAAAACAGGTTTTATTTCAGGTATTAAAGTTACATCAGAATCATCAGTATCTATTTCAAGCGAAGTAGAGTAATAAACCTTAATGTCGTATATGTCTTTTGTAGGCAATACTACATTACCTGTGTATTTATTACCTGATATATCCATAGTTTGTGTGCCTGTCCATTTAGGCATATAAACAGTACAACCAAATTTAACATATCTATCATTGCTTTCATATACAGGACTTGAAAAATCTGCGTTTGTCGGTCTTGCTATAATTGATCGTTGATAGTTATTATTTCTTCCTGTAAATTTTAACACAATCCAAAAAGTAGAAGATGGTAAATCTACATAAGCATTTAGGTTTTCATAAAACCATAAATAGTTTTGTGTAAAAGGGAATAATACGAAATCTGCTTTATACATTATCTTTCCATAGTTTATCTTGATACTCTCTTATTACTTCTAATTTTTCTTCTTGTGTTGTAGCCTTGTCAAATTTCTCATTGTACTCGTCAAACATTTCAAAATCAGGCACTTTAGTCTGTGTACTCATTATAAGAATCTGTTTCTATTTTAACTTCTTTTTTTTTCTTTTTTGGTTTAGGAGTATCTTGTTCAAAATACTTCTCTTTTACTTCATCACTTAAATTATCTATTTGATGAGGTCTTAATTGACCATAAGCCAAGTTCATATTTATTGGTTTATAGTCTTTGTATTGTTCTTTTACTTTCCAAGCCATAATATTTGTCTTTTAATAGTATATATAAATATAATTAATTCGTTTACAAATGTAAGTTTTGTAAAAAAAACTTTATACTATTTGGTTAATTATAAAATTTATTTAATAAAAAAGGGCTATCCTTAGATAACCCTATTTTAATTGAGTAACGATTTATTAATACTATCCTGTAGTAATAGTCAAAGCAGCCTCATCAGTCAATCCATCAAATGGATATTTAGCTGTTCCTGGTCCTGCAGTTGCATTAATCCAAATCATAGGATCTTTTTCTTCTGCTCTTAGTTCAAGAGTATATCCTGACATATCACCTTTTGCAGCTCCTGTTACAGCTGTACCACCTGAAATATCACACCCATTATCCATACCTAATAAGAATAAATTATCATTATTATCAAGTACAAATATTTGTGCACGATTATAAGAGATTAACTTTAACTCGTTTGTTTGTGTTACATTTAATTTCTGTAGTGTAAGAGATAAAGTTTGCTCAAAAAAAGTAGTTCCTGTTGCAGGATCACTATTAATATTAACAGTCATTGAAGATAGATTTGGGCGTAAGTCATACTGAAATACAGTAACAGCTCCACCACTTTGTATATCCCAATTTGCAAAACCTGCTGTGTCCATAACTAAAGCATCTGTACCATCAAAAGTAGCTTTAGCTCTAATATCAGAACAATAAGACTTTACAAAAAAGATTCTCTTTAAGCCTCCAATCTGATCTTTACAATCAACCGCTAAACCTTTTGTTAAATTACAAGCCATTTTATTTTAGTTTTATATTGTTTATAAAAAGGGGGTATGTTTCAACCCCCATTAATTAATTAACTATTATGTCCAAACAGTTGAGCCATATACACCATCTGCAGCAACTGCACATTGTACACCTACACTGAAGTTCATAACGATTCTTACATTGTCAGAGCCATCATATTGATAAGTTGGTATTACTCTTGCTTCTGTCCAGTCCGTAGCTAAGTTAGTTCCAAATACTAAGTTTTCTCTGTATGTTGCAATGATTACATCATCAAACATTCCAGGACAAACATAGATAGGGAAACCAAAGTAAGTTACACCACTAAAGTCTTGAGCTACACCTGCATTATTGATACCTTGATTACTACCTGCATTAGCTAATGCTTGTAATAAGAAAGCATAAGTTTTGTGATTCATATAGAAACCAAAACCTGGCTTAGAAGTTAAACCTCCAATACCAACTGCAGCATCATATACTGAAGCCATATCAGTTAATATATCTGAAGCAGCTAAAGCGTTAGCAAAATCAACTTCTGTGAAGTCTTTTAATGCTGAAGCATCTGCTCCTGCCTCATCTTGTGTTCCATCATTAGATAAAAAACCAACTCCAAAAGGAGATGATCCTTTCCATATTGAGTTTTCTAATTGCTCTCCTGCTTTTGCAGCAACTGTAGATAATAAGAAGTCCTCAAATGTTCCTGGTAGATTTCCATTTCTATCCATATTTTCTCCAATCCAGGTAGGGAAAACTGTACCCCTGCATATTTCCTCATTTACTTTTAAATCAGTAAGAGTAAGAACTTGCTCTGTAAGAGAAGTATCATTACCTGATGAAAAAGAACAAGCAGCAGCAACTATAGGGTCATTAATTCCTAAGTTAGAAATTACAGCTTTACTATTTAAACCATCTATTGTTCTTACATAGCCTTTAGCAACTGTGTCAGGGCTTTTAACTGCAGCTGTTACATAAGGCAACGCTAACTTACCTGCGTAAGTATTGTCAGTAACAGTTATATCAAACTGATACTCTTTTGATAAATTATATTTATTGTTCGCCATTTTTTTAAAATTATTTATTGTTAATGTAATATGCTGCCCTTTCTTTAGCAGACATTCTTGCTAAATCAACTTTTTCTGATTTAGTGTTTGTTTCAGGATTGTGGTTAAAACCCTCAGCTCCTGGTTGTTCTTCCATTTCTGATAACTTAGTTTTTAAGTGTTCTATTTCTTCTACTAAGCTAGTAACCATATCTTTAGACATTTCTACTTTTTCTTCTTCAGCAACTTCTTCTTCAGCTGTTTCTTCATTTTCTACAGACATATTTTCTTTATCTGCTTTTAAATCAGCTACAGCATCTTCAAGGTTTTTAATTCTCTTTTCCATTCCCTCCCAATCAGCAACATCTGCTTCTTCAGCCATTTCTTCTTTGTCCTCATCTTCAGCCTCTACTTCTTCAGCTTCTTTTTCTTCTCCCATATCTAAGATTTTACCATTGTCATCAATAGTAAGTTTAGCTCCATCTTCCATAGTATATGATCCTGCTGATAAAGGACTTGCCTCGCCATCATCATTTACTACAAAGACTTCAGAGCCAATCATAAATTGTTCATCTTCAGTAGCTACAACTCTCCCATCATCTAGTTTCATCTCTGCATACATTTTAACTTCCTTAGATTCTTTGTTATCAATAGACAACAAAGTTTTGATTTTTTCTAACGTGTCTTTCATTGTAATAGATTTTTATAAGTATATATAATTAATTTAATATTTGTTTACAGGCTACCTTTTTACAGTACCACTTTTAATAGCTGAACAGATTTTAGCAGCAGATTTTTCTCCATACTTTTTTTTCATATCAGCGATACATTGTTTCCAAGGATATTTAGCTAACGCCCTTTTCGTAATGTATTCTTTCATTAGCTCAAATTGACCTTTCTCATCCTGAGCTATAATCATTCTAATTCTATCTAACAAATCCTCATCACTTAATCTATCTTCTTTTGTGTATTTCTTTTTTCTTTTGTATTTTCTTTTTTTCATTTCAGTAGCATCTGAATGTTTTTCACAAGCCATATATCTAATTACTCCCTCTACTTCGTGTTCGTGATAACCCTCGCAATTCTTAAATAACTTAGCGTATGCCTCAGCCTCTTCTTTAGTAGCAAACAATGGCTCTCCATCTAAAGCTCCTACAACAGCTATTTTATTTTCTATATCTTTATATGCTCTCTTTTTAGAAGCTTCTATTAGTTTATCTGTAAAGTACCCCTCTATGCTAAATCCTTTTACTTCTTTGTTCTTTACTTTATCCCAGACTTCATCATTGTTAACTTTCATTTTTACAAACCAAGTTCCAAGAGGCATATTTTCAAATCCAAATTGTGATGACTTGTCATATTTTTCATCTTCTTTAATCCAACTCTCTACAACGCTTAAACCCTCAATAGGTACTTTATGCTCAAACGTAGCATTATTGTTTCTTAGGGTACTCATAAATAGCTCCTGAGCTTGTTTAATAGTTTCTTTACTAAAGTATACTATGTATTCTTCGTTTAATTCTTGATCGTATCTAGGTATTTCTTTTTCAGGAATAAGCACAGCTCCTACAAGAGTTTTCTTTTCTTCATCTAATTTTGCTAAGGATAGGAAATTGTCTTTATTGAAAAAAACCCAATTTTCTTCTATCGCAGGAAATTCAACAAGACTTATAGCTTCAACGCCAAACCTTTCTGATTGTTCGTCTATGATTAATTCTACTAATCTTTTTTTTATCTTTTTTTCAGCCATTGTAATAGTATATATTATTTGTTAATATTTTGTTTATAGGGTACTTTGTAAATCAAGCTCACTTTGTAAAGCCTGAGCATTACTAATATCTGTTTCTACAACATACGCTTGAACAGGAGGAGTTTCACTACCTGCATCTCCAAATGTAATTGCAGGAACATCTCCTGTCATATCTCCTGTTACACCTCCTGTAGTATCATCAGTAATGGTATCAGGCATATTTTCATTATCAGTATTTCCACCTGCTTTATTTATTTCTGCTAAATTCTTTATACCTGTTGCTATAACTAGACCTGCTTGAACAAAGTTAAAAGGGAAAGGAACTTGAGCCATAGCTTTTGTTGCCCCCATATAAGTAGCCATAATAGTTTCAGCACTCGCCATAGCTTTATATACCGCTGTACCCTCTTTAGCTAAACCAACAGCCATCTGTAAAGATTCGTGTCCTGCTTGTACTTGTAATGCCTTTTCCATAGCTATTTCTTTCTTCTTAGCTTCTAATTTTGCAGCCGCATCTGCCCTAGCTTGTTTTCTTTCCCTTCCATTTATCTCTTTAATTACATCAGCTTTTTCTTTTTCTAATTGTTCAGTTGCCTCAGCATTACCCTGAGCCAAGCCAATTAAATGATCATACTTTTCTTCAGCTAATCTAATCTCTTTTTCTTTTGCTGTTTCAAAATGTAAAAATAACTCATCATCTGCTTGTTGTTGAAGAACTGTTTTTGTTTCCCCTAAACTTTCTTCTATTTCTTCTATCTCTTGTGCATACTTTTCTTCTATCTCTTTTTTCTTTTCATTAGAATTGTTAATTATATTAAGTGAAGCCTCTGCACTTTGCTCAGAGGTTTCTAGTTGTGCTTGTGTTATATCATTATATACACCTGCTTCACTTTCTAAATCTGTAGCTATTTTTTGTATATAATCCTCAAATTCTTTTTCTACCTTTTCGAGATCTTCAATAACAGCATCTTTATAAGCATCAGTATTTGAAGATTGTCTAATTTTGTTTATATTAGTAGCATTTTGCTGTTCAAACTCTTTTTGTAATTCTAGTAAATCTTCAAAAGATTCTATATTAGAATTTTTAATTAATGCAGTAAATTCTCCGTGTGAATCTATAAGGGCACTATACTCTTTCTCATTCTGGGCTATATAATTATATCTATATTTTGCCATACCTTTTTCATTAGCCGTCTCCTGAAATAGTTTTAAATCATCCTTTACATTTTCTATAACTTTCTTTTGCCTTTTTTCATCTTCTTTGTTCTTTTCTTCTATGTCTGCTTTATATGCTTCTGTTTGTTCGTTTTGAGCCTTTATATTAGCCTTAGCATTTTTTACACTTGCATCAACCGCATCTAACTCCGCTTGCATTTGCTGTTTTTTCTGCTCTATAAGCTCTGCATTTGCTTCTTCTGCATTTTCAAATTGTGCATTTAAATCTCTATTTGCTTTTTTCTTTACTTTTATATCTTCATTCTGTAGGTCAATTAATTCCTGTAGCATTTCAGCCTCTTTCGCTAACTGTTCCTCTCTAGTCCTTGCAGCTTCTTTTTGTTGTGCTTCTCTTTCTCTTTCTAATGAATTTAGATTAGTTAACTGTTCTGATCTTTGCCCTGTAATCCTTTCATCTATTTCTGCTAATTTAGTTTTAGCCTCTAACAAGGCAACCTGTAAATCTACATTATTTTTATTTCGTGATAGTTCTACTTCAGCCAAGTACAAGCTCTCCTCTGCTATATCTCTTTCTCTTTGTAGTTGTTCCTCTAAAACTTTTCCTAATTCATAATTTGCATCTATTCTTTGTTGAATACTTAAACTCTCATCATCTCTAATTTGTCGCATTAATTCAGCCTCTTGTTGATATTGTAATTGCAACAACCCTAATTCAGCCTCTAATAGTGTAACCTCTTTTCTTTGCTTTACTAAAGCATCTGTCATATCTTCTGTACCTGAAATAGCACTCATAGTAATACCAATTAAATCTGCAATACTCTCTACCACTATAGCAATTACTTCAGCAACAGCAATTAAGATAGGCTCTAACGCTAAAAATATTTTATTCATAGCATCCATAAACTTCTGATTCTTTTGTAGTTGCTCTACTAACTTAGCAAATAAAGTTACTATCAAACCTATACCTGCTGCTTTCATTGCAGTACCCATAATCTTAAAACCTTTACCTGCTACCTGCCCTGCTCCACCAATTCCTTTTAAACCTGTATCAACATTTTTTAAATCCTGAGCAGCCTTACCTGTTTTAACATTTAATTCTATATCTATTTTCTTTTTCGCCATAATCTTTTAAATTGTTTTTTTAATTTCTTAAAATCCTTAGTGTATTCTTCTTGTCCATAAACAAAATCAAATTCCTTTTCGGGTAGTTCGTGTTTAGTAACTATTTTTAATACTCTTGGTATTATACTTCCTAATATTTTAATATCTTTTAATTCCATTCTAATCTATTTATGTCTTGGAACAATATACCATCTCCATTTTGATATATTGCTAAATTCCTAAATTGTGAGCTGTCTTGTGGTATAGGCTGTAGCAATATCTTTACTTTAGCTACCCAGCCTATTTGTTGCTCTCCTGATACTTGTATTGTTGGAGTCCATAAGTCATTATTAAATGTTGTAAATCCTGCTGTGGGAGTAGGAAAGCCACTATCTGCATTAGACTTAGTTAATATACCACCTGCTGTTCCTATTGCTGAGTTTGTTCCTTGTATATTTTTTAATAAAGTTGTATAATTATAATAACCAACCTTGCTAACATTTGCAGGAGTATCTGTATCTATTTGTACTGTTCCTATTAACTCTATTTCAATACTACCCATAGTGTTAGGGGGTATAGCTAAAGTTTTACGATCAATACCATTTACTAAAAAATTAGCAACAGTATTATCATAAGTATTTGCATACATATAGAATGTGCTTGACTGTACTGAGCCATAACCTCTATTTAGTATTGTGTTTTCAGTAGAGCCAATTACAGGCATAGGTAAAGGTATTTGGTTGTTACCAAAACCAATAGATTCAACATTACTAAAACCCACTACTGCATCAGTATTTCCTGTATCTTGTGGATTTGTAGGATTATTTAAATTATGATAACAAGTACCAACCCCTGTAGTATTATTTGTTTGTTCAAAAGTCCAGGAACTATCTATATCTTCACAACAAGCATTTGTTACAGTTACTGAGCCACCTGTTGGATTTTCAGGATCAACAAATGTTATTGTTCCATTCTCATTAAATTCATAAGGCATTACATCACATTCATAAGCAAGTTTAGATATTACTTTAATCAGCTTGACTTTAGTAGTTTCTTTACCACCTACAACATAATTGTCTATACTCAAAACTCTCCATAATGTATTTTTTATATAAATAGTATCAGCAAAGTTAAAATCAAATATGTCTTGCTCATTTAGATTTAAATTGCACTCCATTATCCTTGCTTCATCACTATATATCTCATTTATATAACTTGCCCAATAATCATAATAAAATCCGTGCAAACTTACTGTATTCCCAAATACAGGCGTTGTATATCCTGTAGAGAAAAATGGATTATAGTAATCCCAACTTACAATCTTTGTCGAAGATGTTATTGCAGTTAAAGAATCTAAATTATATTGAGTACATAAAGGAAAGGTGTTACCTGTGCTATAAGCCTCAGTATTACCAAGTGTGGTTAATACTCCTGAGTATATTCTAAAGTCATAAGCAACATCTAATACATCAGTTCCTGATATTGATATAGGCGTACCGCTATAATAAAATAACTTAGGTTTCCCACCCTCAATAGGTTTTCTTGTTTGATCGTTTTCCTGTATTTCAAATATACTTGCTACAGCTACTTGTGATTCTGTTCCATTACCTCCCATTAATCCATTAGCTATAAAGGGAGAGTATATACTAAAATTAGTAAAGTCTTTTTGAGCAAAATCATTTCTATTAAAATTTAATCTACTACCCCAAACAGCCTTCCATTTTTTTATGTAGCTATTATTAAAATAATCCTTATCCTCTAAGTCAGTAAATTTTAATTGCTTACTTTGTATCTCATTAGTAGATTTAACTACTTGCTCTTTAGATACATCTAGTTTATCTGTCCAATATCTTGTTACACCTGTATCTATAAAGTCCTGATAAGGCTCTACTAATAGCATTTTAGGGTTGTCTTTATCTACCTGTACTATTAAGTTAAATCTATTTACCAAGTCTTTTACAAAGTCAGCTTGTGTTATATCAGGCATATTTTCAGCCATTACAATCTCAGCATTTACATTACCATTGGTATAAGCCGATTCTCCTAAATTTAAACTCTGTATACTTGCTGAATTTAAAGTAGATGTAGCGGTATTTGCCCCTACTATATCATAGCTATTTACAAAAAATTGAAATTGCCAGGTTTGACTAACTCCAACAGGGAGTAGTGTATTATAAGTATATTGATAGTTGTTTACAGTAGCTATCTGTGAATCATAGTCTTGGTTTACTATTGTAAAATATTGATCCTGTGATTGCCATCTTGAGGATATATTCCAAGTATCTATAGTATTACCACCTGAGTCTTGGGTAGCAAAACTTATATCCATTGTTATAGATATATACATATAATCAGTAGGCAAAACATTAGGTGTATCAGGGTTATAGGTAATTGTAAAAGTATTATCTGTTCCTGTACTCCACAGTCCACTTGGATCATATACTACTGTATTCCAATTAGGAGCATCTAAGTAATATCCTCCTGCATCATTAGATACTATGTCTTGTGAATTACAAGTATATCTAAAATCACCAAATACTTTAGTTCTTACCTTTGAAAATTGAGGGGATAAAGTCATAAATAATCTACTAAACCATTGAGTATCTGTAACAGGAGTTCCTGCTGTATCATCTAATCCAAAAAAACTACTCTTAATACTATATCCTGCCTTTTGAATTATCATATATAGCAGCTTCTGTATTCTTATAGCAGGTTTTAAATCTCCTACCCTTACAGCTCCAAACATACTTAAAGTATCATTAAATGTTGTAGAGTTCATTGTTAAAGCCTCTACAGTATTAGGAGAAAAAAACATAAGTTCAGAAGTTGGCATTTGGGTATGTCCATAATCTATAACAGGATACATAACATCATTAGTAGTAGTTGATTCTACTGTGGTTAGCCCTGTAGTCCAACTTGTAACTACATTTTGTGCTGTGTTAAAATGGTCTAATTGTCTATCTACTACATCATCAGCATCTATAAATGTGTCTCTTAATTTTTTGTTCTTAATATCAGCAAAGAAATTAGCGGTATCTCCAAATACCACAACCTCATAAATTCTTGCATTTAAATAAATTGCTTTAAGTTGTATATATCCCTCTAATTGAGGAATGGTATCTACTAATATTACCGCCTTAAATTTAGTCTTAGTATTATAAACCAAAGTGTCTAAATTAACATCAAACCAATTCTCAAAAAATGTATTGTTTCTATTAGTGAATGGGAGTTTTATTTTTTGACTAAAATTAGACTTTCTTTGATCAGGTTCTTTTATATCTAACCAATTATAGTTGATTCTAATATTAGGAACTTTATCTAAGTCTAATTCAAAAGCGGTATCAGTTGTTGCTCCTGATGTATCTTTTCTATATACTACTAATCTCGTGTCCATTAGCTATTTGTTCTTACTTTATTAGCGTATTCTAAATTAACTGTATATTGTATTTTAATCTTGTTATTAACACTTGTTTTTTTAGTGTATTTTTTGTCTGTTATTACTACAGGATATACTACATTGTTATCTGCTAAGATTTGCACATTAGTAGATGTAAATAGTTCTTCTAACCAAATACCCTCATCAGGATTAAGCCAATCACTATTTATAGTTAGCTTTCTCATAGCTTCAGTATATAAAGTCTTTTTACCTCTATCCCAATTATTGTAACTAAATGTAGCACTATCCCAAGTACCAGGAACACTACCTACATCACTTCTTGTTATGTCTACGCTTTCTGTTGATTTACCTCTAAAGTTCATATAATCCCAAGCTCCCAATCTATTACGCCAAGCAAGTCTTACATTGTCATATCTTGTACAGCTTTGGTGTCTGTCATCTATTCCTGTTCTTGAAGCTCCATATCTATAGAAATAATAATACTTAGTACATCTATCAGTTGTATCGTGACTTGTACAACCAAATATTCTATAATATGCCCAATTAGAAAAATTAGATGGTCTTGCACTTCCACTAGCTTCAACATTACCATCACTATCTTTTACTTCAGAGCTTGATGTTTGTAAGTTTTTAGTTCCACAACCAAAGTATAATATTGATTCTTGTACTGTGTTCGCTTCTGCTGTGGTTGCTCCACCTGTTGCATTTGAATTAGTAAAAAAGTGAGTTGTTTCAGAGCCAACAGTTCCTGCTATTAAAGTACCTGCGCTATTAAAATACTGTATAGCTATATATTCTATTTTCTCTCCTACTGTTAATATACTTCCTGATCCATTTTTACCTTGTTTAAAACATATTGTAAGCTCATCTACATTATCTCCACTTGTACTACTTCCTCTTACAAATTGAATAGTAGGAGCATTTGTTAAGAAGCTATAATCATCTTCTGAGCTATCATCATTAATAAAATATGTTAAAGGAAAGCTATTATCACTATCATCTAAACCCCCTACATTTGTAGCGGTATTTGCATAAGGCGTAGTAGCAGGTATAGAATAAACTATTTCATTAGCTTTATTTAATGTTTCTTCAGGAGCAGCGGTAGAAGATGAAGCCTTTTCATATCCACCTACTATTTTAACTCCTATTAATTGGCTTGTATTTTGTGAAAAGTTTTTAGTAGGAGCTGATATACCTAAATTATGAATACTATTAGCTGTTGAGTTAACATTCTTTTCTTGTGTTTCTAAATAAGTTCTAATTATTTTATGAACATCTACTATTCCTACATCTGCACTATTTTTATGTATTTTTATTTTAGCTCTTTCTACCCAAGTAGAAGCATCTGTTGTACTAATATATACTTGTGCTATATATCTAAATTTATCTGCATTATATATAGCAGGGCTATCTTCTTTTAATACAAACACCATTGGACTATTTGCCCCTGCTAGTTGATTTGGTTTCTGTTCTATTGTATAAGCCATTTCTTAAAAGTTTAAATCTTCTTCTTTTATTTTTATTTTATTTGGTAATTTATCTACTAAATTTTCTAAGTCTAATCTAAAGGCTTCTGTAAGTTCGTTAGGAAGTTTTTTAAGAGCCTTTTTTACAGGTTTGCTATAAAACATTGTTCTTTCTAATCCACGCCTTTTAATGGAATATCCTATTGCCCAAGCTGCACTACTCTCATTCATATCTCCTAAACTAGCAGGTTTATTTTTTATCCAACCTTTAATAGCATTTACCATAGCCCCTCCAGGATTAGCATATTTAAATTTAAAAGGGCTCGCCCCTCCTCTTGCGTTACCACTACCTTTAAAGCCACCTACACCAACAACCCCTTGATCTACAAACTCCCAATAATCTTCAGCTCTACCAAACTCAAAACCAAATGTAATTGTACTACTTGTACTTTTCATTTTGTAGTGATAATCATTAAATAAAGTATTCTCCTGTGTTCTTTTCTTTTTTTGGTTTAATATCCTTCTACCCTCTTGTATAACATTAGAGCCAAACCTTGTTAAAGCTTTCTCTAAGTGTTTAACATCCCCCTTTACATACTTACCATCAGGACCTCTTAATTTTAATCTTACAGCCATTATGTGTTAGGGTTATTATCTGATGGCTCTATAGGAGCATTACAGAGGTTATTGGCATTGTTTACTTGTATTGACATTGAGGTACTCCAACCTGTAAGAATATTAGCAAATCTTGCAGTAAAAGGCTCTGTGCTTAATGGTAACTCTAAAACAGCTTCATCAGGTACATAGCTAAACTTCTTACCACTATCTCCCCCTGAAGTTTGTAAAGCTAAGTTTTGTCTAAATTCAGCTACTACATCTTGTGTGGTTTGTAGTGTGCTTGTCCATACTGCATTCCTGTTTGTTAAATCTTCTTTAAGCATATCTAAAACAAAGATTGTAAATGAGTATGTTAATACTCCCATATCAATAGTAGCTGTACCTGGCTCACAGTATAGTATAGGAAAATCAGCCTGGTCTAATTTGTTTATATCTACTTCATCTAAGAATCCTGAATGGAAAGAGTTAATTAAATAATGATTAGTAGCTATATTACCAAAGTCATCAATTATGTTTTTTAATGTTACCATAGTTATTGTTCTTTACACTTTCTTTATCTTGTTGGTAACATAAGTAGGTTAATACTAAATAAAACTCTAATTCTGTTACTTTTTTTATTTTTAATATATCATTATTTGCTAAAGCAAATACAACATTATACCAACCCCATTTGCCCTCTAGCGTTTTGCCCTCAATCTTTGCCTCTCCCTCCTGGAATATCTGACTGAAGCGATTGGTAGTTTTTTCCCTAAACGAAAAAAAAAACTCAACGCTGACATTGAGGGAAGTACTGGGAACTCTAAAAAGGATTCCTCTATTTCTTCACTTGGGTTATAAGGCTCTATCTTATATCTTGTACTACTCTCCTTTGCAATAGGGCGATATAATATGCTCATTATCTTATGTATGTTCTTATGAGCCTCTTTACAATATTCCTCAATATCTATATACTCTCCCATTGTTATTTCAGAAAGGTTAGGTATTATACCATACTTCTTTCCATTCCATTCTACTTTCTTTTGTAGCTCATCTGTATTTGGTAGTGATGACATTAAGAATCTTAACTCTTTAGCTATTTTGTTTATATCCTTAACCTCCATTCTTTCCAACATCTGTCTTTCAATATCGCAAATAATACAAATAACTTGTATATTAAACTCTTGCTCCTCTAATCTTCCTTTCCTTTTCTTTAACCTTTGAAACTTGTTATACATCTTGATACTTATGTCATTCCAAGTAGTGGGTATTTCAATGCTTACTTTTTCTTTTACCATTTTAATAGTATATATATTTAGTTAATAATCGTTTATAATATGTAATATTGCCCACTATAGTTAGTCATTAGCTTATTTAAAGCTGTATATCTAACAGCATCAATAATATGGTCTTGTTGGTTAGTAGCAGGTTTATTTACTATGTGTCCATTCTTATCAGTAAGCCATTTGTAATATTTAAACTCGTTTAATGCATTGGTACTACTTTTAGTTATATGTAGCTTAAAACGCCTTAAAATGTCTATTCCCATGTTTATAGAATCTGCTCCTTTCTTAGCTCCTTTAATATTAAATCCTAATCTATGTAATTCTTCTATTGATTTAGGCTCAGCAGAATCTGCAATTATTTCTGTCTGTCTTGTAATATTTAGTTCCCTTAGCTTTTCTGCTATATCTTGGTTTGTTAATCCTTTACTATATATTAGTTCGTTAATATACAAATCATCATTTAATTTATATACCTCTGCTATTGCTGTGGGGTCATTAGAATATCCAAAGTCCATACCTAATGCAATTAACTTTGCTTCTGTAGGCACATTATTAGCTATCTCAAATTGTCTAAAGATAGTTTCTGTAGGTTGTGCCATATCTCCTAATCCGTATATCTTCCAATAGTTACTATCTAACTCCCTAAGCCTTTCTATCTCCTTTATTGTTTCATCAGGTAAAAAAGGATTATCTAAATAAGTAGATTTAATAAATGTACAGTCCTCTCTATTCATTACATTATCATATATCCAGGAATAAGGATCACTAGGATTAAAGTCTAAATAGATATTCTCAGTTGTTCTTAGGCTTAACTGTACCCAATCTTCAAAGCTAAACTCATTAGCTTCATTCAGCCATAGTATATGTCTTTTTCTTCCTCTTATTTTCTGAGGCATATCAACACTAATAAACTCTATTTCATTCTTATTTAGTTTATAAGTAAGTTCTGATTTATTATGATTGTTTGGATTGTATAGATTATGTTCTTCTAAGATG